TCATTGTTCTGTTCTCCCTTCGTAAAGCTCATTGAGCCAGTAACCGCCGTAGCGGTACGAGATGATATAGCCGTTCGTGTTCTGCGCAGCACCAACAGGAACGGCGCAGCGGATAGTGACCGCACAGCCCGCGAGAAAGGCCAGCAGGAGCGCGAGCGCGGCAATGGTAAGGTAGATTGCTTTCTTCATGGTAAAGCCTCCGTGTGCACCCCGGCGGGGCCTTGTGCGGCGTTCAGTTGGTTGATGATGTACTGAACTTGCTTGTCCGTCAGTGTCATGACATCCTTGATAAGACTAAGGCGCAGTTCCCATAGCTCTTTATCTGTCATTGCTCGGTTTCCCCCTGTTCAAGAATCATTTTTGTTGCCGTGCACCAAAGGGTGTCCAGTTGGGCATCCGTAGCGGCTACTAGCAGGCCCTGTAAGGCCGTGATATAGGCAGCGCGGTTAATTTCATTCATTAGCGTTTGAACCTCCTGAAAGCGCCCGTATAGCCTGATAGCGCAGCTGTGGTTGTTATTCTGCCGTGCGGCGGTGCTTGACGGTCTGGATGTATTGCAGAACCTTTTCCAGTTCATCAGCGGTCAGGTCATCGGCAGCGGTCTTGATTTCTTCAAGTAGTTCCATTGCAAACCATCCTTTCAGGCGATAGAGAAGCGGCGGCTCGTGGTGGTCTTGGTGAAGCGGGCTGCCAGTTCCGGCGCAGCGGCTTTCAGGCCCTTGCTGTCCAGCCGGGAGCTGGTCACGGTCTGGTAGCGCACCTTGTGGG